AACACAGCGCCTACAGGTGAGTTCCAGTTCGGGGTAGGCTCGAACCTTTTCGTGAACGTCTACAGTTCCAATGTATTGAGTATCGAAGGGAACGTCAACGCCCAAAAAATGACCCTCGGGACGATCGCTGTGACCTCGGCGTACGGTCTCAACCACGTGACCGCCCAAGGAAGTGCGAGTGGGGATACGATTTCTCTGTCTAACGTGACCACGGGTCTCGAGGTGACCTCAAACATTACCGTGGGTGGGAATGTTACTGCCGAGACACTGATTACCTCTGCGAACGTCGAGGTTGGGAACCGACTCAAGTTTTCGGGGTCTAATGTTTTCGTGGATACTCTCCGAATCGCAGATCTCGCTGCGAACCTTGTCACGTATGACAAAACGACCGGGGAACTCATGGATTCTGGTGGTCTTTTCGCCAATAAACTGGCGGTCGTCTCGGTCCAACCCCCATCAGCCCTGAGCGCCAACGCGACAACCATCGCGAAACACGGGACGTATACCGTTTCAACAACGAGTCTCGCTGCGAATTCCAATGCGTGGAACGCGTTCGATGGGGACACGGCTGTGGAATGGACCTCTTCCCCCACGGATGGTCACTTATACAATGCTGGTGCGGGTGTATACGGCGGAACATCCAACCTTTTCACTGGGAACTATATCCAACCCGGTGTTTCGAGTGCTGGTGAATGGCTCGCGGTTGAGTTCCCGTACAAAGCGACCCTGCGTCACATGAAACTGACCCCTCCCACCGACCTAACTAAGTTCCCTGCCTCCGCGAATGTCTATGCGACCAACGATTCTTTGACTTGGACGGAACTGACGAACTGGAGCGGCGTGGATCCCGGGTCAGCCTCGAACGTTCAAACGATCATCGTGAATGCCACTGAGTCCTTCAAAAAGTATGCGATGGTCGCGACGAAAACGAATGGGTCGAATACGGACGTCGCCCTCGCCGAGTGGGACCTTTTCGCGGAATCCTTCTCGATCGAGGGGGGGAAGATGACAGCGACAACATTTTCAGTCGGTGGAGCAGGTCGTGGCGGCGAGGCGACCACAAAGACATTCGTGGTTACTGTATCGGATGCCAGTGGTGCTAATAAATACTACATAGACGGTGTACAGCAATCTTCTCTGCAATTAGAGCAAAACCATACGTATATATTTGACGTATCTAGTACGACTCTTTCGGGTCACCCACTTATATTTTCAACAACCGCCACTGGTGGTGAATATACTACGGGTATAACGAATTTAGGGGCGTACGGAGGTGGAGGTACAGCCACGAGAACATTTGTGGTCTCCGCAGATTCCCCCACAACACTTTACTATTTCTGTACAGCCCACGCTGGTATGGGGGCTACGATAAGTATCTCTCCCACGGCAGAATTCGAGGTTTCTGGTCGTATCATGTCTAGAGACCTCGTGGTCACAGGTGGCACGACCGCCCAGAGACCGACGTATGCACCTCCAGGTACGATCAGGTACAACTCCACAATCGGGTTCATGGAAGCATATACGGGGTCAGGGTGGGCCCCTATCGCCCAACCACCCACGGTCACGGGTATTTCACCGTTAACCACACTTCCTAGTGGTGGGACAGTGGTTGGGTCTTGGGGTACGGGTACAAAGATTGTAGCATCGGATAAGGCGGCGGGTGACAATTTCGGCAGGAGTTGCGCCATGAACTCAGACGGGACGAAGGTTATCGTGGGGGCGTACGTGGAAGATCCGGATGGTACTACCGACGCCGGTTCTGCTTATATATATACCTACAGTGGTTCGTCTTGGGATACGGGTACAAAGATCGTGGCATCCGACAAGGCGGCGAGCGCGTTTTTCGGTGGTAGCGTCTCCATGAACTCTGACGGGACGAAGGTTATTGTAGGTGCGAACGGTGATGGACCTTATGCGGGTGCTGCTTATATATTTACCTATGATGGTTCGTCTTGGGATACGGGTACAAAGATTGTGTCATCAGACCTGACGAACAGTGACCAATTCGCTAACAGTGTCGCCATGAGTGGTGACGGGACGAAGGTTATCGTGGGGGCGTCCAATGAAAACCTCGCCTACGGTTCTGTATATATCTATACCTACAGTGGTGGGTCTTGGGGTTCAGAAGTTAAGATTGAAGCATCAGATAAGGCGGCGAATGACCAATTCGGGGAGAGCGTCGCCATGAACTCGGATGGGACGAAGGTTATCGTGGGGTCGCCATATGAAGATCCGGGTGTTACTAACGCCGGTTCTGCTTATATCTATACCTACAATGGTTCATCGTGGTCTCAACAACAGAAGATTGAAGCATCAGATAAGCAGGATAGTGACCGATTCGGTGATAGCGTCGCCATGAGTGGTGACGGGACGAAGGTTATCGTTTCGGCGTACTTAGAAGATCCAGATAATATTAGTAGCGCCGGTTCGGTCTATATCTATACCTACAATGGTTCATCGTGGTCTCAACAACAGAAGATTGAAGCATCAGACAAGGCGGTGAATGACTATTTCGGCTACAGCGTCGCCATGAACTCGGATGGGACGAAGGTTATCGTGGGGTCGCAATATGAAGATCCGGATGGTACTACCGACGCCGGTGCTGCCTATATCTATACCTACAGTGGTTCGTCTTGGGGTATGGAAACAAAGATTGTAGCATCAGACAAGGCGGCGGATGACCGTTTCGGGTGGAGCGTCGCCATGAGTGGTGACGGGGAGAAGGTTATCGTGGGGGCACAAAGTGAAGATCCGGATACTATTACTGACGCCGGTTCTGCTTATATCTACGACACTGTGCAAACCACCACCTCAGGCTTCGTGTTTGACACATCAACCCAAGTATTCACGGCGACGGGTACGGGTATTGTCAGTGGATCGACGGTACAATTGGAAGGTGCCGATGGAAGTTTGTATAGTGTTGTCGATGCGACCGCACCGAACGCCGCCGGGACACAAGTAACCTTTAAAATGGGGAATGAGGCGGTTGAGTTTCCACCTAGTGCGATGACAAATGCTACTTCTATACCGGGGTACACAGCGACTGCCTCGGCGGCGTCCCAATACGCGTGGCGTGCGGTTCGAAACACGGACCTCGGTGGTAACTACTGGTCAGATAATACCCAAGACATACTCGGGGGCTACGATACCAATGCACCCTATGCACCGGGCCAAAGAGCTCCGGCAACTCAAGATATAAGCGGAACAACACATCGCGGTCATTGGTGGCAGTTACAAATACCCAACCCAGTTATACTAACTCGTGCTGTAATAGGCAGTCGGACTTTGAGCTTTGTACATGGGCTATTTGTTATATTAGGGAGCAACGACACTACGAATTGGACATCGCTTCATGCTGGGGAGGGGCTGACATCAGATGCGTTGAGTGGCCTGTCCACAAATGTCACAACACTATCCACGGGGTCGACCGAAGCATTCAAATATTTCAGAGTGGTAATAAAGACAAAGAGAAGCACGACGGGGCACAATTATCTCGGAATCAACAATATACAATTTTTTGGTGGATCGGGATCTTGGGCTCTCGCCCAACAACCCTATAAAGTTAAGATTAACAGTACATCGGGTTTGAACGGGACCAGTACTGCTGCGATTGGGTTTGCGACTGGGTGGACTACCGCGACTGGTGCGACCCTGATTTTCGATCCTGCTGTGTCCGAAACTCAAACACTCGCAGGTACAGATGGTGGTGGTGGTTCCAATAGGAAGTTCTCTGTAGCACCCGGTAGTAACGCCTTACCAGCTAAGGTGGGAGGAGGTACCCTCGTCCTTGATGGGAGTTCAGGTGAGATAACAGGTCAAATTGCGGCTACGGGTACAACGAGTGTAACATTCCGATTGACTGATAATAGCAGTGGACTGTTCACAGATAGAGCAATCAATATCGTGGGGATCGACTCACTCTACTCATTTACCTCACATACGTTCACGAATGCTGCTGCTACGGGACGATATGGTCCTACGTTCGCCCAAATGAAAACTGCATATGCTTCGGAGGTATGGGAACAAGATACCGCATTTTTTAATGAAATATCTGGGAAACAGGGGTTCCAACTTTGGACTATACCTAAGACGGGGTCGTATACAATCAAGGCATATGGGGCGTCCGGGACTCTGGGTGGCAATTCCTCAGCTGGTAGACCCGCCTGGACCCAAGGTACCTTTTCTTTAACGAGAGGGCAAAAACTAACCATTATTGTCGGTCAGTCGTCTCCCCTTCCAATCTCCACAAACAACGCTGGGGGTGGTGGGGGGGCTTCATGGGTTCTCAAGGAGGATTTCGGAAGCTCGGAAGCCACGGCGAGTAGTTTATACCTTGTCGCGGGTGGTGGTGGGGGTGGGACCGCTGCTAATGGGGGAGGCTTTAGTTTCGCCCACGCCGATGCTGGTCGGTCTCAAGCTTCTCTTCAGAATTCATGGACGGCGGCATCCAGTGGAGATTTTGGCTCCGGTGGCGGGGCTTCATACGGTATAAATGGTGATGGTGCAGGTACTCCTGGTCCGTCAGGTGGTAAGAACCCATACAATGGCGCGGCAGGAGGAAATTACGGGTACAATAGTAGCTCATATAACGGCACAGGTGGATTTGGTGGTGGTGGTGGTAGTGGGGCACACAACGCTGGTGGTGGTGGTGGGTACGTGGGTGGTAGGGCAAGCAACAACTACACTACTGAAGGTGGTCATGGTGGTTCCTCGAGGAATAATGGTACAAACGTTACATTTGGGTACGATTCTACGGTCCCAATACAAGGTAAAGTTATCATAACCTTAAATTAATATCGGGGTAAAGTATATATGCTCTCCCAAGTATTAGAAAAAATGTTTCCGGGTGAACCCTATACCTCCGATGGAACCACATGGGATAGTGTCGTTTTTGAAAATATAGTAAAACCCGTTGATAAGACGTATGAAGATACACTTTACAAACTCCAGAATACTGATGCGATCAAAAAGTTTCGGGAGGAACGCAACGTTCTCCTCGATAAGAGTGATAAGTACATGACCTCAGATTATCCACATAATTTGGTAAAAGATATTCAAGATTGGAAAGAGTACCGCCAAGCCCTCAGGAACTTTCCCATGATAGCTCGACCCATCCTAGACGCGGACGGAAACCTCACTGGTGTTGAGTGGCCCGTCGTTCCAAGTTCATAAACCCTCTTTCCAAGTTCATAAACCCTCAAAACAAACTTTACAAACTGAACAGAGTTTCTAAAGTTCGTCGCCCAGTCTCACTCGTGATGAACGACTTCGTCGTTCGCGGGTGAATTCTTTTTTCCCCACCTATAATAACTATGTCCATCGAGGCACCTCAGGGTATTTTGAACATCCCGAATGCTACCTTGCGTGTCGGGAAGTTGGCGGTGAACGAGGTCGTCGGTGCGGATACCATTCTGAACACGGTCGCC